ATTTCATACAGAGGGTAACCATTGTAAGCTCCAACAACAGTATTGTGGAAGCTTACAGTTGGGTCAAGTAGGGTGGACGGAAAAGTGTTTCCGTTGTTTGTAGGGGTATCTTCACGCACATCGTTAGGCTGAATAGGGAAATTACCCCATACAAAGTCAACTTGAACGTTTGATTTGTCATCCAGTGAATGACCGTTATTATTTGTTGAGGTTCCAAGACCATTAACAATTGGCATATTTATTCTTCTTCCTGATTGCAATCATGGGTGTATAACTCATCCTCGTAGAGTATGTCATTGCAATATTTACATCTAAACATGCGAACATCGTCTAGTGCTTCATGTAAAGAGTCGGATTCTGGAAAATCATCTTCCGCCCTAGGATTCTGCGCGAAAATCTCAGGGGGAAATGGTCCACGAGGACTTGAGTAGCCATTAGGGACGGCGTGTCCCTGAACAGCAAACTTACGAATGAGAGGCATTTACCCAACTTTCTTTAAGTCTAATACTAGAGTGCCTTATTTTTTAGAGATTTGCAGGCTAATCTAAATCCTTTTAGCTTGAGCTCTAGAACGAACGTCAAACTTTTGTGGAGCTCTGCTAGGAGGCGGTCCTTGAACACGCTGTTGAGGTGCTCTAGTAGGTCTTGGAGCAGTAGGATTATGGGAAGGGTTAGAAATCCCTAGTTGTTCAATTGCCCTAGGGTGTAGTCCTGAGTAGTCACTTTTCCCTGTAAGTTCAGGATGAATTTCTGAACCAAAGTGTTTTATATTTTGAATTCCAATTTGCTCTAACCGCAACTGACGAGATTTATTCATTGCTGCTTCAGGAAGACCACGAATAGTTCGTTCTTCATTTAGTGCAGCAAGTTCATGGCTTCTAGCCTTAACAATCATGCTATCACGGTGTTCAGGTGAATCAAATTTCATTCCAGTAGAATCAAAGTGTTTCCCAATACGTTCACGAGCAGCCTGTTCAAATGGATTTGTTTTAGCATCTTGTGCTCTACTATCCCCACCGTTATTAGCAGGATTAAAGTAGTCTTTTGGAAGTGCAGCATTTGAGCCTGTTTTCCAAATTGGATTCTTTAATTTAGGGGCCTCAATTGCAAGCATAGGCTTGTGTTCAATAGCCGGAGCTTCTACTTTTTTAGCCGGAGCTTCTAAGGTCTTTTGCTTATCAGTAAAAGCGACCTTTGCAAATGCCTTCTTTTTAATTCCAAGCTCTACTTTACCCAAAGGCAAATGAAACTTTTGTGTTCTAGGCATATTAGCCATCTATACGTTCCTCAATATCATTAAATCTAACTGCGCCCTCATCAAGTCTAGCATCAATTTGCTCTAGCTTCTTTTCAACTCGATTGATGGCATCTTTCATAGAAGAGCCGCCGTTACGCTTCAACTCACCGTCAATACGGTTTAAGCGCTCCATGACACCTGGCACGGCGGAACGACCAGGTGCTGCCGGTTCTCCAGCCCAATCTCTCATAAAGGCGTCCCAGTTGTCCATAAGTAGGTGTAAACGGGCACACAAGGGCCGTAGGAGCCTCCAAAGCATTCCAAGCGCAGTACCAAGGGTAATTACGCCAGCTGCCCAATACAGGACTATTTGGTCCATATTACTTTATTCCCCTTTTTATCCGGTAGCCGCCACCCGAACTACCATCTTGTGCAGAACGCCCAGTCCCAAACCAAGAAACTTCATTACTGAGAGCTGGGTGTCCTACAGAACCTTGCATTTATTATTTCTTGTCCAATACTGCAAACAGGTCGTCTAGTTCGCTGATATCAGCAGCAACTAGGTTCTTTGTCTTACCGTAAGTAACGTGAAGGTGAGCACCAGTACTGGCTGAGCCTGATGGGGTATCTTTACCGCCACCAACTTCGCCAATAACAGTTTTACCTGCTTCAACCTTATCGCCCTGCTTTAGTGGGCTTGGCTTTGCTAGGTGTGCGTACAGAATAAAGTGACCATCATAGGTTGACTGAATTAAGATGTTTCCTAGAACGTCAGTCCACTTGGTCTCCATAACAGTTCCACCAGTGATTGCGTGAATTGGGCTATGTGCGGCTACTGACCAGTCAACACCACGGTGTGGGTGTGAACGGTATGCAGCCATGTTCTTAAATCCATCGCCACGTTTTGCTTTAGGAAATGGTTCTTTGTAAATTGCTTCCGGCATAATAATCCTTTCGGGTAGTTACTACTATTGTCGCTTATTCGTCGTTATTTCGCAGTGGAAACGTAATCATCCAGATTACAAGTGACGCAAGGATGCACCACCCCACTACTGTCTTGGCAGAGCCTTCCAAAACAATCCAAGCAACAAACATACCTAGAAGAGTCCAGAGTTGCCCTATTAGGTCATTTAGGAACTTCATTTTTCTTTCCTTCTACTAGAACTTGATGATGCACTACCAGCGGCACTGGCAGCACTCTGGGCAGCCATAGTGGCAGCCTGTGTTGCTACCTGTGTAACAATAATGGCAGAAATAACAATCTTTTGTGCCCTTTTTCGCACAGCAGGTGGTAAATCTGCACCAATATTACCTAAAGCGTTAAAAGCATCAGCTAACCCTTGAAATGCTGCCCCCAACAGTGGAATTCCTGCAACTGGATTATCGTTGTGAAACTCCTTTGGGGGTATTATTTTAAATTGAGCACAAATTGCTGTCTAGGAATGTATGCACCATCAGCAAAATACTTTGGGTTATTCTTCTTTGGTTTACGCTTATCCGCAGCAGTAGGTTTTGGAATGTTTGCTAGGTCCACTTTTGCTTGAGCAACTCTGGCTTCTAGGTCGTCTACCTGCTGTGCCGCAGACTCAATGGCAGCAAAAGTGCTACTGTATTCAGCCTTTAGGTCACGCAAGTTAGCATCAGCAACTACTTTGTCATCACTTCTGTTTTGCCAGTTAGATTCAGCATTATTCATGACGGATTCTAGCGGAACCAAAATAGCGTGTTTATTTGCCAATGAAGTTCCAGCGTATCCATAAGCGACATTTGCTCCATCATAGACATCACAAGCATCTCCATAGACCACAAGTGCCTGTTCTTCAGCGGCTACTGCCTGAACATAAAGAGCGGTCTTAGCGTTTAATACAGCAAGCAATGCTGGGTCTTTAATCATGGTGACTACTGCGTCCTGTGTAAAGAATGAGGCTGGGGCTACTGCGTAAGAACTACCGCCTAGAGGTTTGTAGTAAAGGCTAGAACAAGCACCGCCAGTCCATTCGTAGAACCAAGCGTCAATAGCGTATGACTTACCTCCAGTAAAGGAGAACAGTCCTGTGGAGTTTGCTCCACAACCTTTTAGCGACCAGTCATTGATTACCTGAGTTCCGTTGATAGACATGTAGAAACCGTCATCGGCAGGAGCCTGGAAGTAAACCTTAGTGGTTGTTGGGTATGTGATGTAACCCTTGTAGTGAAGCATGATGTAATCAGAACCACAACCTAGAATGTCACCGCCACCCCAGTTCAGGTCAATGTTGCTTACAGTAGTTGTCTTACACTTGGTGTAAGCAGTATCTGACTTCTGTGGAGGGTTTCCATAACGACCGATACCTGTGTAGACATCTACCTTCAAACCTGCACTACTGCCCTGACCACCAGCGTTGATTAACTTGGTGTCATAGTCATTTTTAGCCTGATTCATAACAGCCTGAGCGTTGTCGGCGTTTTGCTGGGCTACTGCGTAAGAATCATAAGTAGAATCCACAACATCAGCAGCAGCATTTACTGCGGCTACTGCCTGAGCGACTACTGCTTCAGCAGCACGAACATCAGCAAACGCTGCATCATAACCAGCCTTTTTACTATTGTAATCAGACACAGCAGCTTCTAAAGCATCTTTTGCTTCAGTAGCGGCAGTCTGAGCGGAGTTAATAAGGTCAGCCTGAGAGTTAGACGAGTTAGTCCAACTGTCTAGGTTAGCCTGTGCGTTGTTTAACTGATTCTGAAGGTCTTGTACCTTTGCCTGTGCTTCAGCAACTTTTTGGTTGTAGTCAGTTGTGCTGTCAGCCAAAGCAGGGCTAGACAAGCCAAATAAAAGAAATAGCGTTGTAAGGGGAACGAATATTGCTGCGAATTTACGCAAGATACGCATTAGTTCTTAGGAGCCTTTGGTTCTTTTACATTCTTTAACTGAAGACTCTGCTGGAATGCAGCATTGATTTCAGCATTTGATAGCTTACCATCTTCTAGGAAAGCATAAGATAGGCGTTCTATAACCTTTGCAACAGCCAAGATACCACCAACAAAGGCGGCAGTAGCAGGAGCAACACCACCAAGGGAGCCAGCACCAATAACGCCAAGAGCGGACGCCACGAACGTCGCCAAAATTCTAAGAAGGACATTTCCAAAAAGTTTCATTTCTTACCTCTAACTAATATAGGAGTTCACATATTGTAAAGGTATTAGTGAGGGATTTGTATGTTCTATACTAAGAATACAAAAAAAGATTATTAATTACTTGGCATACCATTTAGGCCAGAAGGATTGCCTGTTTCTACATCTCCAAGACCAGCATCTCTAGCTAGTCCTTGAGCACCAAACTGTCCTGCTGCCAGATTTGCACCAGGGCCACTGTATGATGGGTCGTAGTCAGTTTGCCCCGACACCATGTAAGGCCATTGATTAAAAGCATAATTACTTGGAGTTTGTTCTCCACGAGTTTGCATTGGAAGCTCATAAGGTTGAGTTCCGCTTGTCATTCCAAGATTACCGTCAAGGTATTGTCCAATAGCTACTGCTTGGCCAGCATACATGCCTTTAGTTTTTTTTGTAAGTTTTGTTTGTGTTGGCATTACTGTCTTCCACTATATTCAACTTGTTTAGCTCCAGCAGATTTACCTGGGTGCTGTCCTTCAAACTTTTCGTCTTGGTCACCGGTACCATCAAATCTAGTGCTATCTTTAATGGCAATACCATCATCACCCATTGAGCCATTTCTAGTAGGAAGGAATGGCTTATTGTCAAAATCTTTACTATAACTCCCACTGCTCTTACTGCTGATACAACCTGCACACATAGCTTGACTCCATTAATCTTTAATATAAACAGTATGACAGAAACAGAAAGCCCCGCCAGTCTAAACCAGCGGGGCTACTGTCTAAGCAGTGGGTATTACCCTCACAAACCTTATTTGACCATTTGCGTAGTCAGTCAAAGGTTGAATAATGGTAGACCCTGCGCCATAGTGTGCGTTAATTATTTTGCCATTGCCAATGTAAATAGCGGCATGATAGAAATTAGTAGAACCATTGTAAGCAAATACTACAATGTCACCTGGTTTAGGTTTATGAACCCGTTTACCTAGATGTCCTTGCTTATTTGCTGAATGTGGTAGTTCAATACCGAATCGTTCATAGGTCCAGCGCACTAGACCTGAACAGTCCCATCCACGAGGACTGGCACCAGAGAACACATAGGAAGTTCTTCCTACACGAGTTTCTAGGTACTTTATTACTTGTTTCATTCTTGTAGTATTCCGATGCGCCTTAGCAGTTTTAATTAGTTGCTTGTGCACTGGAACGTGTTTTACTTCTGCTACTGTTTTAACAATATTTGTTGGGGTTGCTGTTGCTACAGATGCAGAACAGCCAGCGAGAGTTAAAATTACGCTGGCTATCATTACGTACTTTTTCATTTAGCGACCTACCTTTCCTTGCGTTAGTACTTGGTCGTTTATTGTCGAAGTGACATTCTATATTCAGTTATAAAAATACCCTAGCACATAAAATGGGGTATGTCTAGCAATTATTCAATTAAGTAAGTTAACAAATCTGGGTTGTCTTTTAGCACCATAAGAAGTGTTTCTTCGTACATTCCAATGAAATAGTGCTCTGTATCCTCAAAAGAAAGCTTAGGAGCCATTTTATTTCCAGTAAAAAAAGTAAAACGGATAGCGTGAAGAATCTCATGCATTAGTACTTGTTTCTTACGAGTATCAGATGCATCCTTGTCAAGAACAATCATATTACGACGTTCAAGAGTATAGCCGTAGTTGTCTTCATACAACATACCATCTTCTTTAGAGGTGTGCTCTACAATAGTCCAAACCTGGGTACCTACTAGTATTGTTTCAGGAATCATCTGTCAGAACCCCATCCGGAACCTTTGAATGTTAAAGAAGGTGCAGAGAATACACGCAGCATATCTTTATCACATTCCAAACATTTAGGAGTGTTACTTTCTTCATTAATAGATACTACTTGACTAACAGTCTGTTCGCAAGTCTCACACTTATACTGATAGGTAGCCATTATAAGCACTTAGCAATCTCTTGAATTAAAAATGCTTTATTCTTTGCACCAGTCAGTGTTGATACTGGTTCACCATCTTTAAATATAATTATTGTAGGAATACTACTAATATTAAACAGCTTTACTAAATCTTCATTATTATCAGCATTTACTTTAACTACAGTAATAGTCTCTAGTTCAGCATCTAGCTCTTCTAGAATTGGTAGCATCATCTTACAAGGGCCACACCATGGTGCCCAAAAGTCAACTAGTACTAGACCAGTCTCTGGTACATCTGTTTCCCAGCTTGTTAATTCTTTCATGTTGTTTTCCTATTTAAATAAAAGTATTAAACCTGGGGGAGCTAATACTCCCCCAGGCTATTATTATACATTAAACTTCGTTAATGTCAATTACCTTTGGCTTCTTTTCTTCAGGAAGTTCCCTGTTGAATTGAATTGTTAGCATACCGTTCTCTAGACGAGTATTGGTAATCTCCCAGAACTCAGCAACTGCAAGTTTTAGCGTAAAGTCACGAGTAGCGATTCCCTGGTATAGTACCTCACCACGCTGTTTGTCGCTCTTACAGCCCTCAATAGTCAGAACGGATTCCTGTAGGGTTACAGTCAATTCGTCCTTTGTGAAGCCTGCTACGGCCACATTGAGTAGGTTTACGTCATACTTACCATCTTGCAAAGACACGATGTCGTATGGTGGGTAACTTGGTTTGTGTTGGGTGAGTTCCTTGAGTTGGTCAAGGATAGGTGACCATCCAATAGATAGGCGGTCTAGGCGTGGAAAAAGGTCAGCAATTGTAATTACTTTAGCTTTTTCGACTTGATAGGAGCCACCGTGCTCCCAATCTTTCTCCCAATCTTTCTTCTTATCCCATGGATTATTTGGCAATGGCTTCTTGCGCTTATCCCATGGGTCGTATGGATTTGGTTCTATATGCATTTCTACTCCTTAGACGTAGATAGTTATTTATGATACCCAATTGGCGTATCTATATTTATATTATATACTTAATGACTATATGTCAAGTTTAATTATCTAAACCCTGGATTAGCTTTATGCCATGCTTCTACCACTTTAGCTACATGGTCGATTTGAGGGGCTTCTGACATTTGGGGGGATACAACAGGGTGAGCAGGCTCTGTAGGAGCATTCTCTGCTACATCACGCTCTTTAGCTTCTCTAGCCTTTTTCTGCTTAATAGTTTCTGGATAGACACCATATTTCTGATAGTATCTGATAGTATTCGTGTCTTT